CATAGTCTTGAGCGAGGAGTGTCCAAGTACCGAATCCGCAAACACCAAAAGTAGGTACTTCAGCACCTTTCTTAACTGTTCCAGAAATGTATTGGAGTACATTTTGACGAGTTGGGTTTACTGAACCTGCATTGTAAACTTTAGACTGCCACCATGCGTAGGTAGAACGGTTGATGTTACCGTAAGTCTGTAAGTTTGTACCATCATCAATAGCACCTGGCAATCCAATGAACTGCTGAGTGTTAGTGTAGTTGTTGTACAAAGCAGTAGCCATCGCATCCATCATCACATTGGTTGCATCGTTCATACGAGCTTCAATCAAAGGAATGATTGCGTAGTCTTGTTGAACAGCACCTTCCATACCGAGGAACGGTACAGGAGCGATCATGAGCTTGAGGTTAAATTCAGCGTTAAATGCACCTTGCTGAACTGCTGGCTGGTTAAATGAACCAGAGTAGTCAGACCACTGTGCGTTAACAAACTGTGCGCCTTGTACTGGCACGGTTACCTGGGATACACCGCCTGAAGCCTGTTGACTATTTGCAATCAACGCAGCCATCAAGGGCGTACTATTGTAAAGCTGTACGACCAGCTTGGGGATAAACGCTCTACGAGTTACATAAGTAAGTTCGTTGTACTGCGATGATCCTGACGCTGGAACTATTCCGCCACCTATTGGCATAATAATTCTCCATTCAAAGTAAATATCCCCTATTTACTGCTGTTTAAATACCAATTGGTCGAGTGTTCTTGCGTAACTCGCCCAATGCTTTTGCTGCTTCATCCCTTGCGCCCATCTGTGGGTTCTTCCAATACTTAGAAAGGTCGAACTTGCTGATAGCACTTGGGTTATATCCCATTGCCGAATTGGAAGTGGGAGTTGCTGCTTGTTTCATCCAATCGAAGTACTCTGCTGCTGTATTGTGATCGGTCACACCCTTTTCAAGCATGATTTTTTCAATTTCAGCAATTTCTTCTTCAGTGCGACCTAATTTCGCTCTGCGTCTTTGGAGTTCTTCTTTGGCATCTCTTTCACGCAATTGTGATTCCAGTTTCATTACTCGTTCTTCAGCAGAAGAAATTTTCTTCTCTGTGTAGTCCTCGATCTCTAATTCTGGAATAGACAATTCAGGCTTAACCTGTTTTGTCATGCGTAAAAATTGTTTGCGTGTTTGTGGATTGTCAGCCAATTGCTTAGCCAACAAAGCCAATTCATCACGCTGTTCAAAAGATAGATCTTCTAAGCTCATAATTTATCCCCTTTCGAGATTAGATAACTTTCTTAGTGTCACCAGGATGTGACATATTCATCATATTCTTGTAGCCAGCTTTAGGAGCAGCAGACAAGCCACCAAACTCTGAATAGCGTGGAGTATTGATAACTTGACCATTTTTCTGATTGTTGTCAGTTGGTCTGCGTGGTAAAGCAGCGCCACGGGGTTTAAAGAGTTCCATAATGATTCCTTACATTTGTGGAGTTGCGGAAGGTGCGCCACCTGGTAAACCGCCACCTGTAGGTGGAGGAGGTACTGGAGTGGACATACCTGGGATTGTTGGTGCTTGTGCCATTGCTTTGCCTTCAGCCGTTGCACCGCCAGCTTGGGGTAATGTTTGCAACATCTGCATAATCTCAGTAGGTTGCAATTCGTTGGTCTTGGATTTTTTAGGTCCAATTACTTTGTTAATTACACCGATGGCGTTCAAAATAGAACGACCTTCTTCAGAATCTGATCCTACGGCTGGCAGAGCTTGTTCTAACAAGTCTTGCGCCATAGATAAGTTAATCATGGCTGCTTCACGGTTACCCATCTTGGGTTCTGGGGTACTCATTGGAGATCCCATTGGAGCAGCGGAGTTTTCAGACATTCCTGTAGGAACTTCAGGAGCTTGGGGTACACCAGTAGGGGTTGCACTATCCCGTTGGGATTTAATCATTTGCATTAACTGGTCTGAAGGTACGCCCATAATTTTTTCCTATTAAGTTTTCAGTAATCGTAATCTTAAACTATCAATTGTCAAGTGGGGGGATATATTTTGCTTCCCTCCCCCCAGGGAGGGTATTCGGTCTGCCCGAAGTAACCATCAGAGGGTTTTAGCCCTCGTAGGATTACTTGCGTGCTTTACGACCTTTGCGCTTAGTGCGTGCCATGTGATTTCTCCTAATAGCAAGACGGTCACCTATTTATAAGGGAAGGCAGCCACACCCTTTCTCCCGTGAAGGAAACTAATTAACGCTTAGACTTGCGTGACTTTTTATGTGCTTTGCGGTACATATTCATCTCCTAATTAACTATCCCCTGATTGCCCTGCCGTAATTCCGAGTTTTAGGACTACGATCAAAACTCTGAACACCTTGTACACGATACTGCAAATTCGGTCCTTTTTCACCACGCTTCAAAGATTCAGTGGTTACTCTTGGCTGATCCGCTTTTGGTTGTACATTACCTTGTGCCATTATTCTGCTCCATGCTCTTTCTTAGAGTGCTTCTCTTTAGGCGCTTGTGCGGGTGGATGAGGTTGTGATGCTTGTTTTTCTTCCATCTTTTTCAAACGCTGTTTTAGCAATTGTTTACCTGGAGCTTCTACCATGTCAAGCAAAGATTCTTTATCAATTGCGCCAGCTTTAAATAAGTTAAACGCTAATTGCTTTGTATCTTCAGTAAAGATTGGGCTGTTAGAGTGAGCATCCACTTTAACCACAAAATCGTTAGTAAATTGCTCTGCAATAAACGGCACATCTTCAGTATCTCTGTAATGTGTTGGATCGTACTGTTGCATGAGCTTGAGATATAAGGTTGCGACCTTTTCTAAGCTATCTTCCACAATCAAAGCCCGTTTTTTAGCTCTTGAGCTACCTAATCTGGCTAATTGGCTTGCATGACCAGCAGAACGAACCCCTGCTTCGCCTTTTCCTTGCAATACATTACCAATACCTGATACTTCCTCAAACATGGCACTGATCTCATGGATTACTTCAAATAAATCAGGTGGCATCTGTGGTGCTAGACGCTCTGCCTTAGCATTAGGCATATCAGAGCTTAATAAACCGCCTGGGCGATTTAATGCAAAGTTTTTCTCATCCAAAATGCCAGAAAAGCCAGTTAACGCTGTTGGAGGGCTAACTTGTTTAGATAACAGATCCAAAATCTCTACCCAACGGACATTGAGCAATACTTGAAGTTGCATCAGCTTTTGAACTTCGGATGCACCCCAGAAGTAGTTTGGCAATGGGTTAGGACAGATCTGTACAAAAGGACATTCACCCTTGAGGAATAAGGATGCGCCTGGTCTGTCGTAAATAATGACATTAGGCGCTGCGGTAGTAACTACTTGGTAGTCTTGGGTTTCATCATTCCATACCCATAGTTCAGTCATCTCAACGGTATCTTCACCGACTTGAGGTTTGTAACGGTTTACGCCATACAGATCAAGGTTGATGTTGCCGTAAATAGTTGGATTGGTTTGTGACATCACAATCCGATTGACGGCTTCAGGAATCTCCGATTCAGATACCCGTGTGCCTGTCGTAATGCGTTTTACGATCTCATCACGCTTTGGATGTGAATACAGACGGGCATATAGTTCACTTTTAGTGATGTAGTAGGTTTGAACAAGGGCTTCTTGCCTGTCTGTATAAGAAATATCTTCACGCAACACCCCAATAGAATCAGGTTCAATCAGGTATGGGTTAATACCGTTGTTGTAAACGAGCTTAACAAAAGTGGTGTTGTAGCACAGCGCCCATGTCAAAGCAGTCGAGAAAACCTGGTCTGCATTGGAGTTCAGCCACTCATCGTTGAGGGCTTGGGTTAAGCGTGGTGTCTTGCGTTGCTCTGCATCATTAACAGATGCGCCTAATTGAATAGAAAACCGTGTGGTTTCAGAGCTGTAAAGAAAACTGGTTAACTGATCTAAGTGAGGATTGATCTTGTTGAAATACGCTGGTGGTTCTTCAGGACCTGCGCCAAACAAATAATAAGCCCGCTGAGTGGTGTAATCACCTTTGCGGGCTTCTTTCGATACCGAACATTTTGCAATGAGATCTAAATAAAAATCTTCTCTATCTTCAGGTGAATTAGGTATTCTCATCGCTTAATCTGTAAGTTATCAGGATCTCTCATTGTAGAGCTTGGATCAATTGTAGGTCCTTTTATAACTCCAGCTTGTTGCGGTGTCAAGCCTACTTGCTCATCTCTCACAGGTTTAATTGCACCACCTCTGAGAAGGGATTGCATATTCAATCCTTGGAAGCCTTGCGAACCACCTCCCCAGATAGCAGCATCGCCTGGGCGGGCTTCTTTGGGCGCTTCGGGTTGCGGGATAGGTTTTCTGGAGAGCTTGTCTTTGTCAACGCCTTTTTTGCGGGTTGCGTACTTTTCGGCTTCTGCGTATTCTTTTTCGGTGAACTTGTTTTTCTTGGTGAGGAAGCCTTCTTGGTGTTCGCCTTCACGGGTGGTTTTGATGTCTGACATTCCGAACTCGATTGCGAGTTGTTTTGTGGACTTGTCCGTGAACTTGGTTTTGTTGCTGATAAGGTTAGGAGCTTGCAAAAATACGACCATAACTTCTTCATGACAATCCTTCATTGGACATTGTGGTTTACGGGATTCAAAATACCCATGCTTCGGACATTTGTAATCATTTACTACTGCCATTGTTATCTCCCCTTCAATTGCTCGTCAAGTGTTAAATCTGAATAATCATACTTTGGTTTAATACCCATGTTAATCTTAATCTCACCATTAACCAATGTCAATTTAGATGATTTTTGCAACACAGGCTTTGCTTCTTTGCGATATTGAACGAATAAAGTTCGATCACGGTTCTGCATGATGGCTACTTCACCCCGAATCCACTCTTGATAGGCTTTAGATACCCGTCTTTGCACATATTCCGTCATGGGTTCGCTTTCATTGATAAAAACATCCCGAATATGGGCTACAGACAATCCAGCCAAGTCAGCAAAGAGTGGAATACTGATACCACGCTCTTTATCCTTTAAAAACCGTTTAATGATGCGTCTTAGCTCTGATCTAGGATGGATTTCCAGTTGAGTTGCCATATACGCCTATTCTTTTAAGGTAATCCGATACATTACGCCCTACTGTAAGCTGTTCAGGGGTGAAATCATCTTGTACACGGGATACTTTGCGGGTTAGCTTCTGGGCTATTAGCCTTGGTTGCACTTGTTCAGCATACGCAGCGCAAGCTAGGGCAGTAGCAATTACCCGATCATCCTTGTTGCGACCTGACGCTTCGATAGAGCTACCATCACGGATAGTGGTTTTCATCTCCTCAATGGTGTCCATATCCCAGATGTCTAACATCCCACGCTCAAAATAATCCTTCATGTAAGTCAGCATCCGCTCTTTAGTCGCTGCGGTAGTCATCCAGCCAATCGAGTTAGATAACCCACCAATGGTGTCATTTCTGCGCCAGATGTAGTTTTGCATATTGCCGTACACATCCATGAGGTCTTTACCCAATGCTGTACCCATTGCAGCAGCCTGACGCTTGAGATTACGCAGTTCATTGATGACCGCTTGACCTGGACCATTGATCTCCAAGTTCAATGTGGAGTTTTTGTAAGCACCAGCTAGGTGGGCAATCACCCAAGCAAACTGATAGGTGTTCATTTCAGAGGTGGCAAAGGTGGCTACCTGCTCTAACCCATCAGCGTAAACCCTTAGTACTTGGATACAAAAACGATCAGCCCAATCACTACTTCCGTAAGCTGGATCAGCGCCAATAACATAATAAGCAGTATCAACAGGTTCTTCCCATACCTTGAGGGTGGCAAGTCGCTCTGTAGATTTAAGTACTTCCGTGTCTTGGAAATTAACTCCGAAACTATAGCGGTAGGAATCATAGGGTACTTTCTTTAATCGTTTGACGGCATCGGTACACCGTGCATTAGAAAAGAAGGATGTGCCTGTCATCACAAAGGCATAGTCCTCAGTAGGTGGAAACTCCTGATACATCAGGCTATCGTCTTTGATACCCTCGTATAGTTTCCAACGCCACCATGCTATCTGACGAGAATTGATCTCTACGCCATATAGCTTCTTAATATCTCTAGTCCACTCTTTTTCTTCACCAGTGAGCTTGCCATCCCAATAGACTTTGTAGGTCTGTCCTTCAGGATCAAGGGAGTACAACTCATTACGCCACCAGCCACAGAAAATCGCTCTCTGGGTTCTAGCCCGTTTAGCGGTGGTGTACATATCGTGAAACATATTGAAACCACGAGCTGTCGATTCAAAAGTGTATAGACGGTCAGGGTTGGTTTCCGCAAGAGAAGCCAAGAGGGAAGCTAGTCCTTCTTCATCTCCCCACGAGGATGTTTCAGTTCCGTGTAGGTATGTAATAGCCTTGCCACGACCAAGACTTCCTTTAGCTCTAAGTCCAGCGACTTGATAAAAGATACGGCTGCGATTCTTGAGGGAAAGCTGATTTCGGTTGTGAGCAAGGATCGGGATTTTGAACTCTTTGGGCAAACCATCCATATACATGGCAAGGGTTGTCCTGAACATATCCCTGTTTTCTTCCGTGTCCGTTGTAAGTGTTCCCTGAAGCCCTGGGTGCATGAAGTGCCAATAGAGATCGAGTGCGAGTGAAATTGTAGTGATGCCAAGTTGCCTTCCTTTCAATATGACAAAGAAATGGCAGTCGTTCTCCAATC